GGCGGCTCAGTATGCGTCTCTTGAGTCGGCATCGCCAGCCTCGACTCGACCGGGTGCTGATAATCACCAGGCTGCACAACCGGCGGTGCCGTAGCCAACGCAGGAGGAATAGCCGGCGCCGGTGTCGGCGGCAATCTCAAGCCAGTAAGTCCTTGTAGCCAGCCCGGCCCACCAGCCATGAAGCTGTCCGACCGCTCTGCCGGCTGATCCTCTGGCGGATATGTGAAGTTCGGAAAACCAATCCTCTCTCTATCCTGAGGCGTTGCGCCGTAAGCAGCGAGTAATGCTGCTTGCTGTGCCGCAGCTTCTTCCTCAGGAGTCGGCATTACCGTAACCCTCCGAGTCGATTAAGCATAACATCGCTAGAACGCGGCTGTATTTGCGGCCAGCCGGGTACCGGCACAGCAGGATTTCTCAGTGAATTAGCTAGCGTTTCAGGAGAGGCTTCATTCGGGTCCACGCCATAAGCCCGCATAAACTGTTCCATCCAGTACGTTGGATGCTGTGGAGTTTTAAACGTGACGTCCCCTCTTAACGTTTCAGCACCAGATGGCCAGTGATACCGGCCGCCAGCATGCTCATACGGCTCTGGCACCACGCCCGCACGCCAAGCACCTCTCGTATCGTATTCTGGCGCGTCCAGGTTCGGCGGACCACCAAACTCTTGGTTAATTCCCCTGTACCAATCCCGATAGCCCGGCGAGAACTGCATGTCGTACTGAAAGTTCTGCTCCGGGCTAAGCCCTTCAATCCAGCCGGCCATTTACCGCACTCTTCTCGGTCCAAACCACTCAGTCATCCTGTTGTTCGGCTGCTGCGTTTGCATCGCCTGCCGATAGCGCAGAAGCGCCTGCCCGACTCGTTGCCGCTGCGCATCTTGATCCAGCACAGCAGGATCTACCGGAGCTATCGCAGACGTGCCACGCGAATTGGGCTGTGGCACTGGCGGTATAGGCCCGAAGGTCTCAGGGGGCGCTTGTGCGGTGCCCGCGCCGCCAAGGAAGCCGGGGAGCCAACTCTGCCGGCCAGCCCAAGAGCCGATATCATCGAACCAGCCTCCGCTCATGGTGCTACCCTCCAGTGATTAGGCCTCCAATTAGGCCCTCGAGATTGCCGAGTATTCTGCCTACCCATAGCGAACATATCCTGCATATTGTCGCTACGAGTTCCTTCGTAGAGGTGCTCAAAACAAATACAGTGCCGTTTCGTACAATCTCGCGTATGGAGCGCGTGCTTGCCGGGGGCTATCTCTCTGCGGAGATAAATTGTCAGCGCCACGCGATGAACTCGTTCTGGCCGCCTACGAAACACGTAAGCACCATAGCCATTCGGCCTTATATAGCCAGTCCAGAGCAAATGACCGTCTTTCCACTCTGTCATGCTCCAAAAGCGAACCAAATGCGCTTCTGTGAAATGTTCCATCATGGCGCTACCCGCCAACCCTCATTAAATTCCTCTGTATCAACCGGGTCTTCCTGAACTTCGTCCTCATTACCCGATCCAGCCCCCGCAACAGGATCGAGGAGCGCGATAGCCCCGGCCAAGCCGTCAGGATGATCATCGTGCACCCCTGATGGGAAGTCCAGGAGCTGACTTTCAAGCTCCGGGATCGGTACGTAGTGCTGAATATACCCGTTGCTGTACCGAGGCTGCAAAACGCCCTTAATCCGCGTATACTTCGATGTTTTAGAGCCATGTATGATGGGCAGAATGTCGAAGTAGTGCTTTTTCTTGAACATTTCCGCCCTAATGAGGTGTATCAGCGCCGCCTGATACTGATTTGCCTCCACTCCGTGATGAGATGCGCCGTAGCGCTTGCTATAATTGAAGAATGCGTCGATAATATCTCTCGGTTTCGCGCCTCTCTGCGCCCAAGGTGCCGGAACGAAGATCCTACCGGTTTTAAGCGACATTCCAACGGCATAGACCACCGAGCTATCTGCACGTTTTGCCTCTGAGATGGCCGGATCGCAGTAAACTGCCCAAATCAGGGAGCCATCTTCCGGCGTGGGCGGCCCGTAGCGGAAAAACCGCTGCTGGAAGATCTGAGTTTCCTCTGCTCGGACCTGATTATGGTATTCCAGGTAGAAAGTTGATAGCTCTCCCGCTCGCGTGAAGCTCCGTTTTTCTGCTTCCAGCCGCTCTACCGACATATTCTCGGGCCAAATCGGCTTCCCAGCCCGATCAAGGGCTCCAAACCGTATCACACTGAACTTCGGGTCGTTAGCCCAAGTCATCAATAGACTTGCTGGATGAAGAACAGTACCAATAACAACCATAGCAGCAAGAGGATCAAGCGCAGGTAGGCATGGAAGTAGATCCCCATACCCCCAAACGCGCATTTTCTTCCGCTGCTCTTCAGTTGAAACACTTTCTCGGTCCTCCACATCATCGACCTTCACCTTCTGTGGTCGTATTCCTTGAAGGTTAAGACCTCTGATCTGCGCTCCCGCACCTCTCGCGACCATAGCACAGGAGTTCGTGGTTTCAAAGATGTCAACAGACCAATGCTTCCCGGTCGAACGCTCTGGTTTAAGTATCCCGAAGTCGTGGAGGATGCGAGTATTCGCCTCGAGTTCTCTTTTAACATTCTCAAGTTGTGTTTCAGCGTGAGGGGCGGCGTGAGAAACATAAGCTGAAAGCTGAACAAGCTGATAGCAGATATCTCTGATACTATCAGCGATGCCACAAATAGTTGTCTTAGAGAAACCTCGAGGTAGTAGAACCAAGGTGTGGGTTCCCAAGTACATCCTAAGTATCCCATCTGCACCTCGTTCAAAGATCCTATACGTTTTTCCATCTCGTTCCATTATAAAGTTATCAATAATCCAGTCTATATCTCCATATGCCTCTAAAAAAGCAGTCTGTCTTGTCAAAATTGCAAGCAGCCCTCTGTGTACCGGAGGTATAGGAGCGGGAAACATATGTTCTAGATAGTACCTACAAAAGAGAACTGGGTCATCATAACATGCGGAGACACGCTCTTTAACAGATAGAGCTGCTAACGTAGAAAGAAGTGCTTCTCCCTTTAACGCTGTCTCCACGACCTCACTCCAGCTCTGTGTAGAACTGCCATAATAGTATTTTCGCACACAGCAAACTGTTTTGCAAGTTTCATTTGTCCATACTTATACGGCACATACAGCTTTAATATTTCAGATATCTGTTCTTTTGTCAGCTTGTACATACGTCCTTGTACAGAAGCATCATACATGTTTCGTGCTTGTGTATCAGCCATAAGATGCTCTATGCGGACACATGCACGATTATTACAACTATGTAGTACTCCAAGCTCATTTGGAATAGCTCCGTTGTGTATGCGATACGCTACCCTATGGGCCAAATGCTGTCCACCAGCATCACGAATAGTAAAAGTACCATAACCATTTGCATTTTTAGGTCCCAGCCACTCATAACAAGAGTGAAACGGGATATATGCTATTAGTGCTTCAAATCTGTTTATCGTTTCTGCTGTATAAAATTGCATACTACATCCCGAAGTTCGTCTGCCTGATCGGCGGAGTGAACTGCCGTCCACCCAGGCCGGCCAGTTGCGGAGCCAGCTTCGACACGTCAAACGTATACTGGCTCGGTCCTACCGGCCCACCTGTCGGCATGTACGGTGCTTGCGGCGGAGAAGGCGGCATACCCGGCCGGACAACGCCTGGAGGTGCGTGCCCGGCCGGCGGAGCCCCCGGCCTCATCTGCGGGCCAGTCGGCGCGCCGGGGTTCGGCCCTGTCGGCGTAGGCAGCTGCGCTTGCGGCGCTGTTACCTGGTTCGCTATCTGCATCGAAGTATTCGGGTCACCTCCAGAGAACATCGCCGGCGCGCTCTGCGTAAGCGGAGCCTTGATCAGTCCTGTAAGAAGCTGATCAAGCGGAACTTGGCCCGGCTGTGCCGGGCCAAGACCAGGAAGACCTCCACCCATCCTTACGGACCACTCCGAACGCCAGTAGCCCGGTTCGTCGTCATTCCTGCCTGAAGCGAAGTCGCCGTCGTACCAGCTGGCGGTGGGATCGGCAGATCCGCCGGGTCTGCCGTATAGCCCATATTCTTCAGCACTTTCAGCGCCGCCAGTGCCCGAGTCTCATCCGTCGTACCAGCGAAAGCAATCGTTTCTCCCGACTTCGATGTATACCCGCCCACACGCGGCTTCGGAGGTGGTGCCTCCGGCGTAAAATACGTCGGGACGCTCGACCAATCCCTCGGTTCCTTCTCCCAGTCCCACTCCGCGACGCGCCGGCGGGCCTCCAGAATGTCTTCCGGCTGCTCCGGTTCCATGTAAGCTCCCGTTTCCGGATCGAACGCTGCGCGTTGCTGCTCCTGCTGCGGGCCGCTGCCGGAAACCGGGCTACGGTTGGGCTGCGGGCCGGCTCGGGGCGGTACTGTAGTTTCTGCCATGCTCACCTCCTATTTACGAGTTTGTACACGCGGTGCTACGCTACAAGGCCCTCCTTCTTCCGCCGGCGCAGAACGCCGAGGCCGAGCAGGCTAGCCCCGAACAGGGCAATTGAGGCCGGCTCGGGAACCTCGAATGCCGAAGCATTGCCAGAGACGGAAGCTGTAAAGCTGTTGATCGTCTGCCCAGTGTTGCAGCCAGGGTTGCTCGCCGTGCAGGCCACCAGGCTGACCGGCGGCGCCACGTTAGTAAACGAGAACCCGAGCGCGTTGGGCTCGCCAAGTGCCTGGATAACGCTCGAGGTGAACGTCACGTCAGGCGCTGCGACGACAATCTGCACTGCTCCATTCGCGGTCAGCGCGCCGTCAGAAAAACTGCCCGACAGGTAATTGACGGCGCAGCCAGCGGCCGTCGAGCAGATACTGAAAGTCCCAGCGAACTCCTGGGTGATAAACGGCCCGACAGTGTTCGCGCCGCCGATCGAGTGCGCGCTGACATCCAAAAAGGCACTGAACGGCGTAGCCGGACCGTTCGGTGCGATCTGCGTCACGGTGACAGGGATGTCCGTGCCGCCCCAGACTGTCCCAGTGGCGCTAGCCGTGCCGGTGATCGTGTTTCCGCTGCCCGACTGGCCGTAGGTGATGATAACGTCGGCTGCGGCTGGCTGAACAAGGGCCAGCGCGGCAACAGCGATAGCACCAAACAGAAGCCTCTTCATTTTCTAATCTCCTTTTACGTTCACTCGCGTACCTATCGCACGCCCTTCGGGCGGACTTACCGGCGCCTCGGCTGTGCCGACGGCGGTTGAGGCTGCGGCAGGCCCTGGTCCGGCCCTGGTGGCGGCTGCGGCAGGCCCTGATCCGGCTGCTGCCCGGTGTCAACCACCACCCAGCGGTAGCCGACACTCGGTACCCAGGCGAGAACGACCACTACGCCCGGGCCTTCCCCTGCGTTCGGCGGGAGCGGTGGCCACACCGTCCCAGGCGGCAGCGCGATCGGATGCGTCGGCGTGCCCGGGATATAGATCGGGTGCGAAGGCACGCCGGGTGCTGGAGGCGTGTAGATCGGGTGCTCCGGTGTCCCGCCTACTCCCGCGATCGGGTGCTCCGGATGCACAGGCATCGGAGGCAGAGCGATCGGGTGGCTCGGATGGCCTGCACCAGGCGGGAGACCCTGATCCGGATGGCCAGGCTGTCCGCCGGGTGCGATCGGGTGAGCCGGATGCCCCGGGCTTGGCCAGATGCCAGTGCCTGGAGGCTGAGGAAGGCCCTGGTCCGGGTATCCGGGCGCTGCACCCAGCGGGATCACAATACAGATCATTGGCTTCATTACACTCTGTCTCCTTGTTTACGCTGCCTGGAAGTGCCAGGCCACCATGCGCCTTGCTCGCTCCCAACTGCCCGGACCGACCACCCAGTAGGGCACGCCCGCCCGCCAGTTCCTCACCGCCTGCACCAAGACCCAGCGGCGCTCCGGCCACACGTCCCGGCAAACGGCCTTGTAACGTAAAAGCTGTTCCTCTGCCTGCGGGGTCACCGAGAGTTTTGCCTCCACGATCAGCCCCCAGTCCCGGCAAACGCCTACGATGTCTGGACTTGCCCGTGGCCCTACGATCGCCCCTTTGGCCGCTGCTTCCCCCCACCAGCCCGCCTCTGCGTTTCCAGAGCGATCGCGACGGCCTGCTTCTGCGGCTTCCCGGCCGCCATTTCGGTCCGGATGTTCTCCGAAACTGCTTTCTTGGAAGGTGACTTTTTGAGTGGCATGGCTACTCTCCGAGTCTTGGCTACGCAAACCTCGCTCGGGGGTAGGGCGCAAAGCGCCCTCTCCCCCCCTCGCTAACTGCTTCCCTTCTACCGGAGGCCCTTGATCGCCCGGCCGACTGGCATTCCCGGCATCCCTGGCATCGGTGGGCCGCCCGGGGGAAGGGCTCCTGGCGGCATAGGTACGTCGGGCGGCATCCCCGGCGGGCCTGGCGGTAACTGGCCCGGCCCAGGGATAGCCGGTGGACGTGAGCCCTGGCCTCTCGGCCTCGACTTCGGTGGTCTCTTCGGTGCTGGCATCTTTGCCTCCGCATTGCGGCCCGCCTACGGCGGGGCTGGTAAAGCTAAGGTTCTGGAACCACGGGTTGCGAAGCAGCATCATCTCGGGCCATAGCGTCGGCTGTATTCGACATAGATACTCCCACACCTTCCTCTCGTGCCGGAGACCCCGCTGCTGAGAAGGAGTCATCCTGCCGATCACTGGCTTTGGAGGAGCCATCCGGTCCGGTATGCGGAGCCAGCACGACCGTTCGCGCGGCCCGCTCCATTCGCATTGCTCGAATGTCTGCTGGGCTGATAGCGGTGTTGACACTGGCATGGAAAGTCCTCTGCACAGGAGCATGGCCGGCCCGGTCTACGAGGCCGAGAGCTGTCTTTGTCAGCCAGTCTGCCGGCATCGCTACGCCCGGCGTCCCTTCGAGCTTCTCTGTGAGCTTGTCAAGGGCGATCGCTCCGGCGACTTTGAGACGTACTCCAATGTCAATCGCGGCGTGGTCTCGAGCGGTGGTATATCCATGCAGCAGATCTTGAAACTGCGGTGTGGCGATGAGCCGGGCGATAGTCGGGACTGTGATATCGAGGATGCGGCTGATCTCCGCAGGGCGCGTACCTGCAGCAAGCAGTCGAGCAATTTCATGATGCTGGTATCGAAGGGCTCTGATAGCTGGACCGGTCGAGCCGCTGTTCTTTTCATGCGGGCCGGGCGCATTCGCGACTTCCTCCTCGGTCAGTTCCCTCACATCTTCTACGGACACGTCATCCCCGTGCGGCGTCGGAGAGTCGAAAACAGTGTCCTCAGCGGCCGCAATGCCGGCGTGCCGGAAGGCAGGCTCGTTAGTCATCCCTCCGCTTATTAGGCCACCCGGGCCGAGCGTCACCTCCAGCGCCGGGCCGGGCCGCATCGGGGCGAGTTTGGCTGCGTCATTGCCCATATGGTATTCTAACAGGCTGCTATCGAAAGTCAACCCAGTTTTTCCGGGCCGAACGCAGTAATGGTGGTGTTGAAAGAGGGAATGGAGTAGAATTGGGGTAGTTTGAAAACTGCGCAGAAACTGCCGCTACCTACTGCAAGATCGATGCCACGGGCCATGTGGGGGGAGCGTGGCTGCTATGCACGCAGCGCGTAGGACTATTCCTCTGTAGGATAGGACTATTCCGTAAGCCTCTTCCTCTATGCAGATCCTACATGCCTGCCATGCTGTCTTTGCACTACGCTTTGGGGTAGGCTTGGGGTACTGTCCTCCTTGCCAGGGCGAGCCGCCCCGGTCCGGCCCCCGCCCTAGACGCGGGGCCGGCAACCGAAAGTCCAAAGGATCGCGTTATGCCTATCACTATGACTCTGCCCGATGAAATCACGTATTCGGTTCCCGGGCTGGAAGCGTTTGTACACTCGCTCGCAGACCATACTCCCGAAATGATTGTGCGCGGCTTCGCGCATGGGATGCGGCAGGTGATTATCGACGCGCGTTCTATCACGCGCGAAGACCAGGCCGAAATGACGGTGGAACAGGTTTCCAAGTGGAAACACGACAAGGCGATGACTGCCTTTGCCAATCGCCTCGCGTGGCTTCGGGCGGACCCGCGTATCCAGTCGGATGACACCATCTGGATGGGCGAATGTCGGGATTTCCTGAAACTGCTTGGTGTCGGCGCCAAGACGCGCATGGCCCTCAAGACGGTGGCGGATGGCAAAGCCGCCCTTATCGCGGCGGGCGGACCAATCGCCGGCGAGTCGTACATCTTGGCGGTCACGCATAACGCGGATACCAAGAAAGCGACTCTCGCCAACGGGCGGGCGGCCGTTGCGGCAATGGTGGAAGCGGCGCTCGCGGCCAAGGCAGCGGCCGAAGCGGCGGAATAACCCGCCCGGCAGCCGGTTCCCCCGGGGCATTTGCCCCGGGGGTTCCGGGTACCGGACTGGTACCGTTCACCCAGAAGGAACAGCTAGAATGAACGTCAACTACATCCATGCCATGCTCCCCCCGGAAGGTCAGCGCATGGTCGAAGAGGTCATCCTGCGCGAGCTGCGCAACATATCGGCGGCCGTGGCGCGCGAGTGTGGCTCGCCGGACGGAGAGCTTCCCCTCAACCTCCTCAAAGATCTCTCGTCGGCCGCCAGCCTCTACCGGACCATCTTGGTCCGAATGCGGACCCGGTGACATGCTGCTTGCAGCCCTCTGCCTCTTCATGATCGCTGCATTCGTTTACCTGAACCGTTGAGAGGGCGGCCGCTGAAAGGCGGCCGCTTTTCTACTGTCCCCCTACGGGGGCCGCTAAGATCCTCTATTGGCCCCCAGAGGGGACGCTAAGATCCTCTATTGGCCGAGCCGGGACACCATGTTAACCGGGTAAAGTGCCCCATATGCTGTGCGGGTGTGCTGGATGCCGAGAGTGCTGGAATCGATTTTTGCCGGTTTCGGGGGCCTCAGTCTTATGAGAAAAAAAAAAAAATAATAACTATATAGGGCGGGAGGCCGGAAGGGTCAAAACCCGGTTCCAGCACACTCGACATTCAACATTCCAGTATGATCTACCCCACGATTCTCATTGACTTTCCCCACAGTCCATGTTACACTCTTACACCATCCACCAAACCAACAGGCCCGCCCAATGCCAAAACTCCGTAAGCGCCCTCGGCCCGACGAGCGTTACATTCGCGTCTGGTACACCGCCCTACACGGCCCGATCGAGATGGATGCAGCAGATCAAAAGACCGCTACAAGAATGCGGTTCCTCCTCAATCAAGCAAAGCTCGCCGACAAAGAACTCTACGAAATCAAGAACGGCCCGGTCGGCTGGCCACTCGAGATTATGACCACTGAAACTGAGAAGCGCGGCTCCACATACGTAGTGATTGTGAAGCAAGACCTGGTTGCGATCAGCGCGCTCACAGCCACTGGCCAGCTCACAACGCTGCCTGCGATAGATCCAGATGCTGCATGGGCCGCGTGCGAGGATCGGCTGCTCTCCTATCGAAACGCTGATTTTCATAAGCGCGCAGTCACTGGACATCTGACGCCAGATGATATCTTTCCAATGCCAGTGAGAGGTGATGGCCGTGAATAATGAAGAACTCGCCAAACTAATGAGGCAGCTTTCAAAACAGCTTGCTGAAGTAGCAGCGAAGCTAGATCCAAAGCCATCACAAACGGAGTCAATAGCCCTCGTATACCGCTGGGCCAAAGCAGAGTACTGTACAAATGGAAAGATTGCTATTGCTGAGAAGCATCTTCGTACAAAGCTCTTACAATCAGGAATAGCGCCTCAATACCTTGAAAGCACATTCAACGCTCTAATTCAAAGCGGCTATTTAGAGTACAAAGACGGTGACTACCCAAACAGGCATTACGCTCCGTACTTACCAAATAATTCACAAGGTGCTTGACATCAACGGCGGATGGTGTCATGATGCGCGTGCGGGGCAAAAACCGCCCGCCTGCTACTAAACCCCTCCTAGAAGGAACAGACCAATGAAACATGCTAACCCACCATCAAACTGTGACGCTTGCGAGCGCCCGATCATGCTCGTCTTCTACGACGCAGCGACGCCCCGTGGTTGGGGTAACTTCTGTCCGATGTGCTTCATCAAGCTCGGCTGCAAGCTCGGCACAGGGCGTGGACAGCGTTTCGAGCGGCCAGCAACCGGCGGGCCGTTCGAGAAAACCTCCGGCTAGGCGCAAAGCGCCCTCAGAAGGAACATACACGATGCGTAAAAAGCCCGAACCAGAAATGGCTCACATCGTCGTGGATACTCGCGACGCGAGCCGCGACAAGCGTATTCCGCTGGTCGAAGCCCAGCGCCTCTACAAAGAGGGCAAACTCGCCAAGCTCGATATGGGCCAGGGCGCGTACCGCCATGCTTACGAAGAAATAAAGCGTTCGGCCCGGTAGACAGGCCGTGATCCCCGATCGTCTAAAGGTAGGACACTGGATTTTGGTTCCAGGTATGCCGGTTCGACTCCAGCTCGGGGAGCCATCCGAAAACCTCCTAGAAGGACACTTCACAATGCAGCCCACTGAACTCAGCAATTCCTGCGCCCAGCTCGAGGCCGCCTTACTCGAAAAGGCCCCGATCAAGAGCCATCTCGCATACGTCACGCTCAACATCGAGATCAGCGGCCACGTGATAGAGTATCGTTTGTCCGCCTGTTTGTGGAAGCCCGGCACAAAGCCTGAGGAGGCACCGTTCAACGCCTACATGCGGGGTAAGGACCCGTATAAACTACTCGACAAGCTGTCCAGGGACATCGAAGTGTTCGAGCTGTGGACGCCCGCCGCTATCGCGGCGACCCTCGGGATCGAGGAGTCGGTCTAATGTCAAAAGCCCGTGAAGCCGTAGCATTCCTCAACCTCGGCCCGGCTACTACACGCGAGGTGATGGCAGCACTACACCTCGATGCGAAACAGGCCGGGAACCTATTGAACAGCCTTCGGCTCAGGAGCCTGGCCGAACACAACAAGGACACCGGCCGTTGGCAGCTCCGAGACCGTCGGCACAAGGTGCCGGTGATCCGGCTGTCCGCATGGGCTGTCACACCGGCCTTGCTCGACCAGATCGAGGCGTCCGTCAGGGAGATTGATGAGTTCGTCGGCTCGTCCTCAGACGAACTGCTTTCTGAAATCAAGGCTGTTCGGGAGTACCTCGGATGAATATTACTGTCGAACAGGAGTTCTTCGGGCGGGAGCACAAGGGTGCCCCGCTCGTCGGCCAGCTCCTCGCCATGTTCCGCGACACGCACGGCCACGAGTGGTTCGCGTTCGAGCTGCCCGACGTGTGGGGCATTCACGTCATCCCGGCTGACAGCCGGTTCCTCGTTTCCATCTTCGGAGAATAACATGAAACGCAGAAAGCCAACCTTCGAGTGGCCGCACCCTTATCCGTCCCTCTCGGTAGACAGCACGCTGCCCGAAGCAGTCAAGCAGCTCTATGGTGAGGGCCGCTTGATTTCAGCTGTAAAATGGCTGATGGATAACAAGGGTATGTCACTCGCCGACGCATACAACCTCATCAAAAAGGAGGCAGGCTTATGAGTTTCCCCGTTGACGAAATCCCGGGTGAGGACCCAGACTGCATCTGCGGTTGGACAACTGTCCACGCCACAGACATCGACCCGCCGGAACCGAAGCTCAACAAGAACTGCCCCGTCCACGGGCGAGACCCGGACGAGGCATACGAGGAATACCGCGACCGCCGCTCACACGAAGCAGAGGAGCGCTATGACGATAGCGATTGGTACGATGAGTAAGGTCATCTGTGTTCTTTATGATCCGAAGCCGATCCCCCTGAGGCAGTTCGACTGGTCGGCTGTCCGTGCCGATTACGAGCCGGGTATGCCGCAGGGTTTCGGTGCAACCAGAGAAGCCGCTATCGCGGACCTTCTCGAACAGGAGGAAGAATGATGCACTTTACGATCCAGCCCCTCGAAGGCACGACCGGCGTGTACGTCATTACAGCCGGCCTAGAAAGCCAGCCGATCATCCGGTCGCAGGTGAACGCACCAACCGCACTCGAGGCTATCGCTGCGTTCCGTGCGGCTATCTCGGCCTTGACGACTGTTTCATTTCCAGAGGTGACCTGCTCGTAGCGCAGCAGTCTCGGCCACGCGCTTGCGTGGCCGTTTCTGGTACGCTTCCAGTACCGCCCCAGAGAAGGAAAATCAACAGTGTCTAAGCCAATTGCCCGCTTCGTCGTCATCGACGAACTCGGTGCCACAGGCAGACGGGCCTACGGTCCGTATACTACGTTCCGTGAAGCAGCTGCATACGCAATGTCACTCTCTAGCACCGCGTATGTGCTGCATCTCGAGAAGCCGGTGGAACATGGACCTCCCGACCGCGCTTAACGGAGCGAAGCTCCTGGCAAAGAAGTATGACACCACAGTTATCGTCCACTGGAAGGGCAATAACAGGTACGGCTTTGCCACAGAGATCCGCCTCCTCAGCGGAAAGCGCCGCCTCTCTCGCTGGCGCTACCGCGTGTTCCCTGACGGCCGTTCAGAAAGGCTCTAGAATGACTATTCCATTTACCCAGTATATCCGGCCCTACGGCCGGAAAGCCCTGACCGAGTACGAGACGGACAGCGAAGCGATCGACCGCCTAGCTGCGGAAATCATCGACGCAGGCGGCCGGTTCGAGGCTGAGGTCCTGACGACCGGCGAAGTCAGCGTGACCTGTGTTGCGTCGCTGCCTGATCCGACCAGGCCCGGCAAAACGTACGAGTCCGACATCGCTATCGCTGTCTGCAAGAACGCTAACATGCCAGTCAAGACGGCTGTCGAGAGCATCGTCGCTCAGGCCGCTCGACGGCTCGGCATCAAGTAACATGAACAACGCCTGGATAGCCTGTGCTATCTGGGGCGCGTTCATGGGAGCTATCGGTGTATTCATCGGCTACAACCTGAGGAGAAGAAAGTGAAGTTTAAGATCACCATCACCGCTGTCATCGACGCGCCTGTCGCAGACTTGAGGGAGGAACTCCAGAACGAGGACGATGAACTCGTGAATGCGCTTCAGGAGTACCTGAACGACAACCTCGTCGATCTGGGCATCGAGTCCGGCGAGACGGAGATCGGCGCGGTAGAAGTCACTGTCGGCTAACAGCAAGGAGGGAGGGGCCTTAAGGCCCCTCCCTTAGGAGTTTTCAGATGAAGCAGGCACATGTTGATACGGCTGCACGCCTCGTGGACGAGCGTCACGACCTGTTTACGCTCCGCACGGCTGCGCTCACAAACACAGTTACTATGGCCGCCGGGACGAGCCCGTTGGAGATCCCGAACCGGCAGGCGCTGATACTAATCGACACGCTCATTCAGGCGAACGCTTCCGCCATGAAGGAGCTGGGCATCACAGACATCACTGAATGGCGGATGCCGGCGAAGCCGCCCGAGGCGAAGAACGAATGCTGACGCACATCCACTGGAAGCGCAGCGGCGAGATGAAGATCATCATCGAGATGACCTTCACCTCCGAGCAGGAAACCTCGATCTACTGGAACCGCCTGTGCGCCTGGTACAAGAACGGGCCGAGGGCGTTACAGCTTTTGCTCGCGAAGCCAGAGAGCGTTTCGGCAGAAAAGGTCCGCACATGAAGAACGATCCCGGCCCGCCGCTCGGCGCACGCAAGAGCGTGGACATCTGTGCGTATCTCTTTCAGACGCTCCAGCTCGAGGCGAAGCGCCTGGATGCGGCAGAGAAGCTCACCTTCGAGCGAGTGCTCATCGAGAAGTACGCTGTTCCCAAGGAACTGGCTACGGGCCTCGTAGCCTTTTTACGGAGGACGTGATGGTACATAAGGTAATCCGTTATCAGCCTTTCCAGCATGTAGAGGGGAAGGATCTATGCTGTTCCTGCGGCGCTCGCTGGTACATCAGAGACGACCGCCGGACCTATCCTCACTTTCTGGCGCTTGTCGCGCTGCACTTCGGTTGGGAGGCTCCCCGCATCGGAGCAACGAAAGAGGGACTGACTGAGTGGTTGCACAGCAATCTGCCGGAGAACCTGCGACCGAAAACGTAACAGGCCCCTTGACTTTCGCGGCCGGTTGTGGTAACGTTGGACACAGTAATAAATGAAGGCCCTCCCAAATGACAAAAATCTACCAGAGCTACATGTTTCGCGACAAGGACCCGATCATCCACCGGCTCCATTCGTTAATCGCAGACCAGAAAGTGTCGTTCACCTACGTTGAAACTAAGAGCGGTGTAACGGCACGGACCCTGCACGCCTGGTTCCAGGGCAAAACGAAGCGCCCGCAGCATTGCACGATCGCTGCGGTCGCTGCCTGCCTCGGTTACGAGATCTCCTTCACGGCGCGCTCTGCGCCGAACGTCGTCCCGATCCACAAGAAAGCTGCCCGCTGAATGGAAGAGTACGCGGGCCGCATAGCGCTGGTTATAATCATCCTCACGCTAGCGGCCTTCGTTTGTTTGTTCCTTTCCTTTTAACGCAGTGAGAAGAAAATGAAAACCCTTACACCAGAACAGAGCGCGTTCCTCGAAGCGCTCCTCATGACAAATGATAACCTCGTCCTCGAGGCAGTTGCCGGCTCCGGTAAGAGCTTCACCCTTGAAAAGGGCCTTGCAGAGTTACAGCGCGAAGGGCTCCTGCCGAGCAGCGTGCTCGTCTGTGCCTTTAACAAGCACATCGAGGTAGCTTTTACTGAGCGCGTGAAAGCAGCTGGCCTACCAGTCTCCTGTCGGACAATGAACTCGCTCGGCCACTCAGCTTTTGGCCGGGCCATCGGCCGCCGGCTCACCCTGGAAACCGGGAAGCTCTACCTCACGGCTAAGGAACTCTGGCCGCGCTTCGACACCTCCCCGATGGCCTGCCCGGACTTCAAGAAGCTGGTCGATGCAGCTCGGAACACCGGGATCGTGCCTGCCGGCTCACCTGGCGGCGCGCAGGATGACACCGAAGCTAACTGGGCAGAGCTGTTCGAGAATGCGGACATTGACTCGGAGGACTGGGACCCAAGCTGGCTGATCGAGTGCGCGCGGACGCTGCTAGCACGAATGAACATGCGAGCCTGGGACGGCGTGATCGACTTCACCGACCAGCTCTATCTGCCAGTCACGATCGCCGGCCGCTTCGATACGTACAAGCTCGTGATGGTGGACGAGGCACAGGATCTCGGGACTCTCCAGCACCGGATGCTCCGCAAGCTCCTCGGGCTGAGCGGCCGCCTCGTCGCTGCAGGCGACCGTAACCAGGCGATCTACGGCTTCCGGGGAGCGGATGTGCGGTCGATCCCTAACATGATCACGCAGTTTGGGCTGCGCCCGATGCCTCTTACGGTCAGCTTCCGCTGCCCGAAGGCGGTCGTGCGGCAGGCAAACGAGATCGTTCCTTACATGAAGTCGGCGCCAGACGCACCGGAAGGCCACGTCGGGATTTCTAAGCCGTCTGATATCCGGCCCGGCGACTTCATCCTCTGTCGGTACAACCAGCCGCTTGCCGGCCTGTGGCTCCGTCTTATCAAGCGGAACATCCCAGCGACTATCCTCGGGAAGGATATCGGTGCTGGGCTAGCGCGCTTGCTGAAGAAGCGCGGCGCGAACGGGAACGAGGCCATGCCACTGGGAGAAGCTCTCCAGCATCTCGATGCTTGGCTCTCCGCAGAAACGGCAAAGCACCTCGGTAAGGGGAAACACGACAAAGCTGAGAGCCTGACGGATCGCTGTGCGGCCATCCACTCTATCTGTGAAGCCGCTCCGACCGACGCAGCCGTCAGCTGGTTCTCAGTAAAGATTGAGAACCTGTTCAGCGACCGGCCCGGCTCTCCGGCCGTCGTCACGCTCAGTACCATCCACAAGGCAAAGGGCCTCGAGTACCGGCGGGTGCACTTCCTTGGCCGTGAGAAGCTTCCTCCGCAGCGTGCTCGTGGCGCCGGCCGGGACCAGGAACACAACCTGATTTATGTCGGTGAAACGCGGGCGATGCTGGAACTGTATTTTATGAGCATCCGCTCGCTGGCCGAAACCAATGAAACGGCTGACCTGACGGTCGAGGACCTCTTTGCACCGAGACCACCTCGTTTGCCGAGCGTCCCATCCCTCGCCGCTCCGACCCCGGATATGAGCCGGGAAGAAGAACTGGCAAAGCAGCAGAAGTTCTTAGAGAGCCGTAAGACCACGGCCGATATCTCAATCGAGGACCTCGGCCTATGAAGGAGGGGAAGGATGCTATGTCCATGCGGTGGGAAAACTACGGTCACAGACAGCCGGCCAAAAGAACTTCGCTCCGGCCCGACAACGCGGCGGGTCCGGGAGTGTCTTACCTGTGGCACAACCTTCGCCACATATGAACTGATCCAGAAGGAGAGCGTGCGATGCAGGACGATAAACTTACCCCTTGGGCAGCGCTCATCATCGAGCCAGACGGCACCGTCGCGGTCTACGTTCACAACTGGATTAGAGCAGGTCGGGCGAGCAACCCGGAAGAACTCTGGAAGCTGACACACGAGGCATGGAGCACGCCAGAGAAGTTCTGGGGGCTCTTTTATGCCGCACTCGGCCGCCGCGAAGCGGCTCCTATCAACCCGAAACTGAAAAGCCTGAGCATCGAGGACCTCGGGCTATAGCCTCTGCACCACGTTTACCCGGTAAACAACCCCATGCGCCGGCCGCACGAAGGCACTTGACACCCGTCCCGCATGGTGCCATATTGACACCGTACCGTTAACCCCCGGCCCACAACGGGCCAGCACAAGGAGCTATCACAGTGAACACCCAGCCAGTCATGATCCAGGGACAGATCTTCAACATCGCCGCGCCCTACGCCGAGGGGCACCAGCTGACCGCGAACGAGGCGGCGGCCCTCAACCAGCTCCGCGCGGAGAACATCCGTAACAATTTCGCTGCGCGGATGAAGAAGGCCATCGAGGACAAGGAGCCGGAACTCGGCCAGACCGAACTGGACGCCTATGATGCGTCGTACCAGTTCGGCATCCGTCAGGCCGGCAAGCTGCCGCAGGACCCGGTCGAGAAGGAGGCTTACAAGCTCGCCGAGTCCGCCGTTATCTCGGCCCTCAAGGCGCGTGGGACGAAGCTCAAGGAGCTGCCGGAGGGCAAGCTGGACGAGCTGACGCTCGCGACGCTCGAGAAGCGCCCGCACTTCCGCGAGCAGGCGCGTACCGTGGTCGAGGCCCGCAAGGCGGCGGTCGCCGGGGCTGGCGTGGATCTCGGAGACGTGGGGCCGGCCCAGCAGGCCGCGCAGTAAGCAGGGGCTACGCCCCTGGCTAACAGAGACATCTGTCTCCAACTCCTGGATCGGGCCCTCAGCTCTCCTTACGGGCTGGCGGTCCGATCTCAGGACGTTGAGCACTTGAAACGGTGCCTCGGCACTGTCCGGCAAGAGGAGCGCAAGAGGGGATCGCCTGTTCCGGTGTTAGTTCTCCGCAAGCCGGGAGATCCGTTCGAGTTACTTATCATCCCAAGGAGCATCTATGTCCAAGTCAAGACCCGGAAAGGTCCATCTCCACCTCCTGCTTGATGAGGAACTGATGGACCGCTTCAAGAGCTACTTCCCTGGCTTCGGCGCGCAGAGCCGCGTCGTCCGAGCACTGATCGAGAGACAGCTAAAGTTTCTCGATGATCGAACGGCCGAGGCGCTTCGCGCTAAGTCGCCAGACATCCAGCTGCCGGACCTCGGCCCGCTGGAAAGCGACCTGGTGGCGCCTCAGTGACCTGGGTCATCCAGGTAATGCGGAAGCTGAGCGGTGAGGAGTATCCGACCGTCATAGAGAAGGAACTCCTACACACGCAGCAACAGACCCAACGCCTGCCGACCTGGCGCCTCGTGACGGTCCCGCCAGAGTACGCACACCTCGATCCGCTCAGCATCCTGCACGCCTGCTACGCAGCCCGTATCGACTGGAGAAAGGAAGAGAAGCATGAGCGAGTTACCGAACGGCCCAGTCCCGGACCCGATCCTCGCCCAGGTGACTGAGGACGGGCTGGAAGAGTTGTTCCGGAAGGACCCTTTGCTGATAACGCAGAAGGATCTTTCCAGCATCATCGACTACTTTCGAGCGGAGCGTCATCGTTTCCAGCAAATGGAGGCGGAAGGGAAGTTCCGCAAGAAGAAGAAAGAGAACGGAGATCCTAACATCGACGCAAAGAAGGCTGCTAACGCCGCCCTCAGCATCGATAACTTGGACATCTAAGATGTCGAAATCCATCCTCCCAAACAACGAGTTTGAGTGGTATTGGTTCTGGCGCGGTAGCATGGCGTGCGCCGTCGTCTGGATCATCCTTATCCTCATCGCCGCAGCCCTAGGAGTCTTCCGATGAAAGAACCCGATTACTTCCTTGATACGACCGTTGATGCTGTCCGCGAGTTTCTCAGCAAGCCGGACAGCGAGTTTAACGAAGTGTTGACTAACTGTCTGGATGAGGCGCAAGGCCGGGTCTACACGGCCCTCGAGTTCGAAAAGGTCCCGGTCTACATCTTGATCAGGATCGCTCCGTAGGTGAGGGGCCTACAGCACCTCTGGGTTCCCTCGAACCTCGGCCACGGCGAGGCTATGTGTTCTCGCTGTGGCATCACCGACCGCGAGGCCCGTGCCCTTCACGTCACCGAAACCTGTACCGGCCAGCACCCGAACGAGCGAGCTGCCGCGATCAGGGAGGCCGCAGCTATCGCTCGCCAGCACGCAGCGAACAGCGCAGCTGTTGCCCAGAAGTACGTCCGCTCACCTAACCTCTGGGCGCAGCACGCACAGGCCGAGAAGGTCGCTATCGCAATTGCTAAAGAAATCGAGGCCCTCGATGGAGCTAAACAGCCAGAACCCGGCCAGAAGAATGCGTGAAACCGTCCTCACCTCGCTGTCCGATATCCTCAAGACGCTAAGGGAAATCGAGAATTACTGCACGACGCCTCACTGGACGGCCGACCGGCGCTGGAAAATCGAGCACGCGGCTCGGCACTTGCGCCGGCGCCTCGAGAAGGAGAATGCTGATGCCAGCCGAGGCGCCTGACACCCAACTCTTCTGCAAGTCTGCCCCATTAGTTCAACATGCGTGGGATAATAGCTCCATGACGCTGTTGAAAGAATGTGCCCGCAAATACCAGCTAGCCATCATTGAAGGCTGGATACCAAAAGACACCGCCCCTCCCCTCGTATTCGGTGGGCTCCTCCATAGGTACCTCGAAGCCTATGACCGGCACCGCATCAAAGGAACAGACCACTATGCGTCGCTCTCGCTCGTCGTTGCCCAAGCCCTCCGCGAGACTGTGCGCCGAGTTAATGGACTACTGCTCCCAGATGGAGGCATACGTGAGGTCCCTGCAGGCACAGAAGGTGCCCAGGAAACGCTTATCTTCTGGCACGGAGACAACAACCGTACGCGCCTCACGCTCGTCCGAAGCATCATCTGGTACACAGAGCAATTCGCCATCAACGACCCCCTCAAAACTGTCAGACTTTCGTCCGGCGAAGCAGCCCTAGAAATCTCCTTCCGCTTCATGCTGCCGCTCACTTCGCCAGATGGTGACGCCTTCATCTACTGCGGGCACATCGATAAGATTTGTGAGTTCGCCGGAGAAACTTTTATCCAGGAGCGGAAGCACACGACCTCTACCCTCGGCCAGTGGTACTTCATCAAGTACTCTATCGACGCACAGACATCCGGGTACCTCACCGCCGGTAAGGTCCTGATCGACAAGCCTGTGTCCGGCATCATCGTGGACGCTTGTCAGGTGGCCGTCACCTTCACTCGCGTTCACCGGCACATCGCTCCGCGTACGGAGGCTCAGTTAGATGAATGGCTCGCCAACACGCTAGAGTGGATCGAGATTGCACAGGGCTACGCCATGCGCTATGGTAATCGCCCCTGGCCACTCAACGAGTCATCGTGCCATAAGTATGCTGGGTGCCAGTTCCGGGGCGTCTGTTCTAAGGACCCGAGCATCCGGCCGATGATCCTTCAACAGCACTTCACAAAGAAGCAATGGAACCCTCTGGAGATCCGCAGCGGCGCGGACGATTGGAGCAGCTAATGGCGAGCAAGAAACCCCTTCTGTGCCTCGACTTCGATGGGGTCCTGCACATGTACACGAGCGGCTGGTCCGATGTAGCGCACATTGCGGATGGCCCTGTGCCCGGCGCATTCGACTTCATCCGAGAAGCGATGGATTACTTTGAGGTAGCGATTTATAGCAGCCGCTCCGCGCATCCCGGCGGTGTCGAGGCTATGCAGAAGTGGTTCGCTGACAACGGGCTAGAGGCCGAGTACCGGGAACGCCTCGCCTGGCCGATCGCGAAGCCAGCAGCTTACCTCTCTATCGATGACAGGGCGCTCCAGTTCTCTGGCTCCTTTCCAGAACCTTCTCGCCTTCTTGACTTCCGGCCGTGGAACAAGGGGACGCCGATAGAGGCCCAGGAGTTCGCTCATCTCATGTTTGAACCCGCATCGGAGACATTCTGAATGGCATCCCTCGCAGAAATGTCTATCAAAGTACATCCCCATAAAGTTTTAATGTGCGCGCCTAGCGGCACCGGCAAGACGGCCCTGATCGGTTCCCTCGCCAAGGCGGACTATCGCTGCTTCGTGCAGGATTTTGACGCCGGCATCGAGATCCTCCTTGATCCGAGCATTCTGCCTGTCAACAAGCGGCAGAACGTCTTCGTTAAGACGTACACCGACAAGCCGCTCTCTGCGGAGCACGGCATACCGATGGCGGCTATGACCGCCATGAGCGACCTGTCCAAGGGCTGGGTCGAGAAGAACGTGAACATGGGCACCCCTCGTACATGGGGAGTCAAGGACGTTCTCTTTCTCGACACGCTTGGCTTTTTTGGTGATGCCTGTCTGCGCTACGTCCAGGCGATGAACAATCACTTCGAGCGGGCGACCATCCCTGACTACGGCACCGCTATGGACATGGTAGAGAAGTACCTGGAAACAGTGTTCTCTGACATGACAACCTGCAATGTCGTGGTCAACAGCCACATCATGTTCACCGGCTCGCCTGAGCAGCAGGGTTCTCTCAAAGGGTTCCCGCTCGCCCTGGGAAGCAAGCTCCCTCCTAAGGTCCCGCGCTTCTTCAACTCCATGCTTTCCTTAGAGAAGCGCAAGGACCCGAAGGGAGAAATCGAAGTCATCATGCACACCCGTATGACTCCCGCACTCGATCTCAAAACTCCCGCACCTTCCATCGTTCCATCCGAGATGAAAGCAGATCTAGCCCTCTTTTTCCGCTTCCTGGACACCGTCCAGGTGGCGCCGTCGGTAGCCCAGCCAGCGGCGTAACGCAACCTTAGGGCAGGAGAAGACCTATGTCGTTCGAAGATGTCATGAACATGTCTGCCGAAACTGCAATCCGGCCGCCGCCGTTCCCTGGCGGTACCTACCGCTTCCTCATTCTGAAGCACACGCCGGGGCAGGCACAGAACGAAAAGAAAACCCCCCTCATCGAGTTGGAACTGAAGCCGATCGCAGCGATGGCCGACGTGGACCAGAGCCGCTTGCCGGAGGACTGGAACAACCGCCTCCAGAACTACTCCTTCTTCATGACGAAGGACGCGGCCTACCGGCTCCGCGAGTTCGCCGAGGCTATGGGCGTCCAGGTCGCCGGCCGGACGTTCAAGCAGATCGTCCCGGATCTCCAGGGCAAGTACTGCACTGGCACGATGGTGATGCAGCCGTCCAAGCGGAGGCCCTCGGAGATGGTCTCCTTCATCAACGAACTCGGTCCGGATCGGACGTAGCCAACTGGGGCGGCCTTCGGGCCGCCCCTTTCTTCTGGAGCCCTCATGCGGATATCCGACATCAAGGTCGAAGATCGGCAACGCTCTGCTATCGATCCGGCCCAATTAGACGAGCTGAAGGCGAGCATAGCCCGGAACGGCCTGCTGCATCCGATAGTAGTTGACCGAAGCGGGAGGCTGCTTGCCGGGCAGCGCCGTCTCGAGGCGCATAAGGCCCTCGGCCTGAAAGAAATTGCAGTCACCCTCTGGGAAGATCTCCCCGAAAACGAGCGAAAGATCATCGAGCTGGAGGAGAACCTCAAGCGGAGCGACCTCGACTGGAAAGACCAAGTGAAGGCGATACGGCAGCTGCATGACGCTTACACGGCCACTCAGCCGGATTGGACGGCCGCTCGCACCGCGACAGCCCTGAACGTCACGCCCGCCTTCGTCAGCCGTATGCTGACCGTCGAGCAGGAAATCAAGAAGAACCCTGAACTGCTAAGGGAAACCTCTGCCAAGGCTATCTACAACCAGTACGCACGCCGGCAAGCCCGTGATATTGATGCAGCTATCACCGATCAACTGATGCCGATGGGACCAGTGGCGCCGAAGGCGCCTTTCGAGTTGTACTGTGCTGATTTCCTTTCCTGGGCTATAGCTTATGACGAAAGGCCCTTCAATGTGCTACACTGTGACTTCCCATACGGACTGTCTATGCACGACGCACAGATGCAGGCTTCTCGTCAGTCAGATCGCTATGACGACCGGCCAGAATTATTCTTCCAGCTCCTCGACACTTTGCTCATCGCTCGCCATAAACTTTTCGCACCCGCTGGGCACATGGTCTTCTGGACCGCTGCTAAACACCGAGCCGCTGCGGCTGGGCGGTTTAGGTCCGAACCTGGGTTCGTTGTAGATGAGTACCCGCTTATCTGGCATAAAGCAGACCTGGCAGGCATTATACCGGACCCCAGACGAGGGCCCAGGCGGACTTATGAAATGGCCCTCTTCATCACATGGGGAGACCGTTTTATCGTTAGGCCCGTTTCCAATTCTATCTCTCACCCTCGGGGCGCTTCTGACAGCGAGCACATTTCTGAAAAGCCCCTCCAGGTTGTTGAGCATTTCCTCTCCATGCTGGTCGACGAGAACACAGACCTCCTTGACCCTACCTGCGGTTCTGGAACAGCCATTGCAGCAGCGGTTAGCCTCAAAGCAAGACGCGCTGTTGGCCTTGATAGTGAGCAGAAATACGTGGACCTCTCTCACCACACCGTCAGACGCCGGCTGGCCACAGATACCATAATTGAGGGCATAGTATGAGCGGCCGCTGGTCTGACTCACTCGTCCCTGGTGCGCCTTTAATGGTCGTAGGAGAAGCATTTGCAGAAACAGAAGAAGTCACTGGCTCCCCGCTCACCGGCCGGTACGGCCACGCTCTCTTTCAGCTGTTCCGAAACGTTGGGCTCAAGCGAGCCGATCTTTCTCTATCAAACGTCTTCAATGAACGACCTCCTGGAGATGTCATTTCTCGTCTCTGGGAGAACGATGAGATCCGTGAAAGCGCGCTACAGCGCTTAGGAAAGGAAATCGACGTTGCTAAGCCGAACCTTATATTGGCGATGGGGAATACCGCACTCCGTGCCCTCACCGGTCTCACTGGAGTCTCCTCCATACGGGGCCACTGTCTACTGGGCACTCTCCGCCCAGTTAAGGTGCTACCGACCCTCCTCTCTATCTTCCAAGGAGCGACTGCCCGCGCTAATGTCCAGGTGGATATCATCAAGGCGAAACGTGAGAGTGCTTTTCCTGAGGTGCGGCACACTCATAAAACGCTCTGGCTCGAACCGACGCTCACAGACCTCCTCCTCTTCGAGGAATACTACTTGGAGTCCGCCAGTTACATCGCCTGCGATATTGAGACGACGGGAAGCAAACTTATTACAATGGTGGGTCTGGCGGCTCGCCCTAGTCTCGGCATCGTCATCCCCTTCGTTGACCGTTCCAAGCCGGGCTACCACTACTGGGAAACGCGAGAGGAAGAAATAGCCGCATGGGCCTGGCTCCGCAAACAGCTTCACCGGCCGATCCCGAAGGTGTTTCAGAACGGCCAATACGACACTTATTGGCTGGCCCACTACGGTATCTACCCGACTGGTGGACCGATCGAAGACACCATGCTCCTTCATCATGCCCGATACAGCGAGCTGGCAAAGGATCTCGAGTCACTAGCTGCTGTGTATGCGGCCACGCCCCCCTGGAAGTCTAAACGCCCGAGAGGTTCCGATGTCGGCAAGGAGAAATAATGAGACTTCCCCTCGTCATTATCGAGAGCCGGTACGCTGCGAAAACCGCCGAGGGCCTGATCAGGAACTGGAACTATCTTCGCTTCGCCATCGCGGACTCAATCTCCCGTGGCGAGGCTCCCTTCGCTTCTCATGGCTTCTTTACGCAGATGCTGAACGATCGTTCACCAGAAGCGCGCAAACTCGGTCTACGACTAGCTGTGGAGTTCATTAAACGTGCAGATGCTATGGCGATTTATACTGACTACGGGTGGAGCCGGGGGATGCGGGCTGGCGCTCGGTGGGCTGTCCGCTTTGATCTACCACTTACTGAGCGGAAGATAGGGAGGTTAAGCAAATGGCAAAAGTCCTCCACTTTGCTGAAAACTATCCAGCCGGGGCCTCGCCCGATCAAATCTACAACGGCCTAGACGTAACTACGACAGCTGAAATCTGGGAGGCGATCCGGCACTGGCGCGATGATCCGATCACCCAGATGCACTACGCATACACTAAAGGTATGCGAGGCCCGGCAATGGAGATGACGTTCCGGGGCATCCTCGTAGACCAGGAAGAGCGCATGTGGCTCGACCATAAGTTCCACGAGGACGAGGCCCGGCTCATCGAGTACTTCGAGATCATTTCGGAAACGATCAGCGGACTTCGCTGTAATCCTCGGTCTACGAAGCAGTGCCAGAAGCTCCTCTACGAGAGCATGAGGCTCCCTCCGCAGTACAAGTACGACAAGAAAGAGCGGGTCGAGAAGTTGACTACCAGCATCGAAGCCCTCGAGCGACTGAAGGAGATCGGCCCGGATGCCTTCCTCATCTGTAACTTCATCCTTGCTAGCCGCGATGCGCGCGAAAAGATTAAAATCACGTCCAAGGCGATCGACGAAGACGGCCGTATGCGATTTTCCTTCAATGTTGCAGGAGCTTCTACCGGACGCTGGTCCAGTTCGGAAAATCCAATGTGGACTGGCACAAATGGACAGAACATTACAGACGAGATGCGCCGAATGTTTGTTGCTGACCGGGGCAAGAAGCTCGGAAACGTCGACTTATCACAAGCAGATGCTCGAAATATTGCATATCTGTCCGGTGATGAGGGCTATATTGCTGCGTGTGAAGGACCAGACCTCCACACGCACGTAGCCATAATGATCTGGCCTACAGTCGCCTGGCCGCTCGGCCCGGATGGCCGCTACGATTATAAGGCCTGTAGAAAACTTGCAGAACAGAAGTTCTGGCGGCACTTCGACCGGCGAGATCTGGCGAAGCGGGGCGGCCATGCAAAAAACTACATGATCCTAGCTATGACAATGAGCCAACGCCTCAAAATCCCTTATCAGCTCTGTGTGGATTTCGGCTTCTCTTACTACCAGGCGTTCCCCGGCATACCGGCCCTCCACAACGAGATACAGGTTTATTTGATTGAGGACGCTTCCCGGCATGGCGGCCCACAGGGTATCTTTACACCGACTGGTCGGAGGCGCTACAGCTTCGGTCTCCCTTACGAGTCGGACACCCAGCGCGCTATTGTGGCGCACATGGGCCAGAGCATGACAGGGGACATCATGAATGTCGGCCTGTTCCGTCTCTGGCACTATCCGAAGATTGAACTGCTCGCCCAAATCCATGACGCAGCCCTGTTTCAGTATGATCCCTGTGATGAGGCAGAGGTCTTGACTGAGGTTCTTCGCTTAATGCGAACGCCTGTGCCGGTCGGGCCGAGAACTCTTCTGCTTCCGAGCGACGTTACTTGTGGCTGGAACTGGGCGCATTACCTGTCCGAGGCAGATGCCGCGTTTGAGTCCGAAAAGAGCGGCTTGCCAGTTCGTCCAAACCTCTCTGGCTTAAAGAAGTGGACACCGGATGGCGACAGTCGTACCGCTCCAGCAGCCACGAAAGAATCTCTGCTGGATTACGTCCTTCGTTAATGAGACTGAGTACCTAGACTCGCCTCAGATCTTCCGGAAATGGGCTGCTCTAACAGCCCTCAGTGCGGCTCTAGAGAGGAAGGTTTTCCTAAAGCTAACTAACCGGCAGCTCTTTCCAAATTTGTACACTTTCTTGGTCGGCCCGCCTGGTATCGGCAAGACGACAGCGATCCGCTTCGTCCGAGAACTGCTGCAAACGATCCCACGCCTGCATCTTGCACCGCCTAAAATAACGAAAGAGAAATTCATCCAGTTGCTTGCCGGCGCGATGAAGCTCGATCAAGATATCGAGTCCATGACGCATTCCTCGTATTCATGTCTGTTAGATGAGGTAGCGACCTTTCTTAATCCAGGCGATAATGAGTTTCTTACCGCGCTGACGGACTTTTATGACTGCCCAGTCCACTGGGAATACTCGCTTATCAGTCGGAACCCTGTGAATGTAGAGTATGCCTACGTGAGTATCCTTGGCGGGCTGACGCCCCGGATGCTCGCTGAAATTTTCGGCCAGCGGTCACTCGGAATGGGTTTTACTTCTAGGGTTCTGTTCGTTTATTCAGAGGACTTTGTTGAAGTTGAGCCGTTCCCTGACTTTGAGGCCCCTACTTTCAGTTCGCTTGCCGAAGACATCAGCAAAATCCATAACTTAAGGGGCGAGTTTAAGCTCTCTACTGAGGCCCAGGCTTTCGCACGGGCCTGGCGTAAAGCCAAGATGGTCCCTTTTCCAAGTGACAGCCGGTTTGACGAGTACCTCCCCCGGCGCTTCATGCACTGGATGAAGCTCTCACTGATCGTCTCTGCCGGCCGGCGAGACAGCCGCCTTATAACGATCGAGGATGTCGAGTTTACTAAAGCACTGCTTCTTGAAGCTGAAGAAACCATGCCGCTTGCACTCGAACACATGGGGCAGAACCCTATGGTTGAAGCGAGTTACCGCGTACTCCGCTGGGCGCTAGTCGAGTATAGCACAAACGGAAAGCAAGCCATCCATGAGAAGCATATACGCACGAAGCTCCTCCAGGGAGGCATATCTCCACAGTACCTGGAGTCCACGTTCCAGTCAATGGTTACCTCGGGCACCTTCGTCCTCGACTCTGGCACCTACCCTAACAGACATTTCCGACCAGTTAAAACCCCAAGTTAACCGGGTAAACGTGGGGATAGGCTTCGTGGCCAGATGGTACCTTCTCGTCCACGGAGTCCGCCCAGCAGCCCTGGAAGGCCGAGAAGCATTCACAACCCGGTCCGGTGAACGTTTTTACTGGGTAGAAGACTTGCTGCGGCGCCGTGGAAACGGCTGCGAGTACATTTCAGGCGACCTGAATGGGGACTGGAGCCGCTGTAACGAGCCGAAGGTACAGTTGCAATACTGCGCCTTTCATTACAGGGTATGTCATTTAAAAAAGCTCTCTACGGAAGAGCTTCTCAAATATCTCCTTGCCAGTATTCCTTACTTAAAGCCCAAGAGCCTCTAACAGCGGGGCCGTGTTCGGGTCATGCTTAAAATCATTCGTAATAGTTGGCGTGTGATGCAGTCTAACCCTAGTCGCGCCGCTCCGCATGACCGAGGCAACATCCGAGCCGGTCTCAAAAGCCCGCCTAAGAATAAACGTGATAGCGTGCTGATCACCCGACTCGACCGCCCGAGCATAGGCTTCGCCAAGCCGGGCCGTTGCTGCTCGGTGCTCCGCACGTCGCTCGAACAGCCGAGTTGACGCTTCGTATGCCCGCGCTATGCGAGTCGGCTGTAGACCGAGCGCATTGATCCAAGCATCCTGTGGATCTGTGATTTCTGTGATCGGCCGGCCGTCTCTAATGCTCCGCAGCGCGCCATCTTCTACTTCAGAAAACAGCTTGTACGTCACTCTCGGCCCGACAGCGTAATTTATCATGTCCCAGGTGCGCCGGCTCGCCATAGGGTTCCCGTTCGCTCTCCACTGATCAGTGAAGTAGTTTATTAACGTGCTGATCTTCTGGCCCCGCCTGAAAGCTACAAAATTATGCAGGAAGTTAATGTCCTGCTGCGGGTCCGCGCCGATTGAGGCCAGCTGGTTCTGCAAGCTGACGCCCAAAAAGCCCGGCAAACCGAAGTAAAGCGCATCCGTCACGTTATGCCCGTTAGGTCCATCACCGAGATGAGCCTCGTAGAGGTGCTGCATCAGGCTCTTGTCAGTAAAGAACCTAGAAAGCCCGTCTGCTACACCCGAAATCGCTGTTCCACCCACACCCGCAAGAGCCGCCTGTCCACCTAGCGCCAGCATTAACGGCTGAAAGCTTCCATGCCGGTACGCTTCATGTGTATAGAGCGAAAGATCATTAATATTCTGGAAAACCCAGTTCTTAAACAGGCCGAACATGCCCCCAGCAGGCCCGTTAAAAATCTTCGGCCTGTCAGCCGCAGAGTACTGATACATCGTACGGTTCGCAAACCGCTTCGCCACTTGAAAGATCTGTTCCTCGTCAGTTATTCCACGCGCTATAGCAATATGTCGGCCAGCCATAAACGAATAAGCCCGGCTCAGTTCTTCCACTCTTGCTGCCGGTATCGTAGAGAACATCCTCAGCAGATTGACCGCCCCGTTCGTAGCCCTTTCTGTCATTGTACTCCCAGACGCGAAGCCCTCTCCAACCGCTTGCCCGAACCTACTAGTCGGCCCAGCCATTTCATCAATGAAGCCCGGCCGGATCACTCCCTCTGAAACCGCTCGGCCAAGGTCCCTAGCCTCTCCGCTGTTCGGCCGAAAAATGCTTCGTCCAGCTGCTGCCATAAGCCTAAGCGGCGCGAGCGTTCCCTGAAACCCAATCGGCTTGCCGTTAAGCCCGAAGGCCGGAGAAAAGTCCATGAACCGCTGCCAGCCTGCTGCATTCGTATTCAGCAGGTGCCCGACCCCAGGGAGCACTGTCTGGATCGGTGCCATCATCTGCTGAATCAGGTATCCCGGGCTCATGAACACAAGATTAGAAAACTCCAGCTTATTATACATTTGAACGAGCTTGCTAGCCGAGTTTGCTCCGATCCAGGGCTTCAGTGCCTTATCTACAACCGCATTAAAGGCTTTATCTACAATCCCCTTCTCTCCCAGCATGATCCGGACGCGATACTCTAAGTCGTCTGCTACTCGGTCCCCATACATCCGGCGCACGTTCGAGATGTCCCCGCCGAGATGCTCTCTGATAATCGTATCGCCCAAGAGCTTATGCTCTCCTACGACCTTCGCTTCAAAGAGTTTATAAAACTCTGACTTGCTGATCTGGCCGGCGTCTCCGCCCCGGAAAATCGCTTCCCGAGCAGCCGGGCCTTGTATGCCTATGTTCTCTCGGTTCGCCCTTATTTGTCGAAGCAGCTGCTCGTCTTCCTTTGAGTTACCGATGAAGCTTTTCGCCTCTACCGTTCCGCCAGTCTCTCTAGCAATGTTCCTGGCGTTCGCTAATGCAGCATTCGAGCTACGGCCCGCGCCAACACCAAGCACTTTACCGTTATCATCGAGCACCCTCGCCCTGTGTTCACCCAGCCACATATGATTAAAGCCGTAGTTCGCCTCATTCGACGCGAACCGGCCCTTTCCCCGGAGAACCGCCTCAGTCAGATGGATCTCCTGCGCCGTTTCAGAGGCTGCACGGGAAGTCCATTCCAACAAGCTCATAATCTTGTTCTCTAGCTCCGGGTTATCCACCGTAAGCTTCAAGTATGCACGAGCCGAGTCGAGCGTCCCACCACTCGAAATCGCCCGTACAGCATGTTGGAACTCATTCTCCGACAGTGCAGTCAGCAGCGGTTGTACGCCGCCCCTCGGCCGCATGGACCGCCAGATAAGGTTCTTTCCCTCCTCTACACCCACCCTGCCGACCGTCCAGTTAGCTACCTTCGCATTCACTATATCTTGCACACCGTTTATAATGAGCCGGAGCGCCGCAGCACCGGGGGCCTTCCGAAAGAGTGCGTCTGTACTAGCAATCCCGCTCTTAATGAAATCCCAGGTGCTTCTCACTAAGTCAGAACCCTCCTTTCCAATCTGCCGCATACCCTCCGGCAGCATGTTCATATAATTCTCTACCGTCCCACCACGCCTTACAGTGTCCATAGCTTCCGGCGTGATGTCCCGCTGTAGCCCGGCCGTCCGGTTCAATGCAGCATCATCCCCTACCTTCGCAAGCAGCTCCTCGTTCTGCGCACGCCGGAGCGGCCGCTCTACGCGTTGCAGGTACGACATCCCTCGGTTCTCTAACACGTCAAACAGGCTCGGCTTGATAAACTGGCTTGGCGTAGCCGTCTTAAACAGGACGAACCGCCCATTAGGCAGTTCCTTTACCATAATCGCCAGCCCGCTATTCGTCTCCCGGCCGAACCGCCAGCCGTCCTCAACAAGCGGGAGGTGTTTCTCAAGCGTTCTCAGTGTTTTAGTAAGCACAGCCGGTGAACGTACATCCAGCACCCTAGGATACTGTACGTTCGCCATCCAGCCATCCTGTAAGCCTGCCTGCTGTGCAATCGCCTCCCATTCCGCCCCGTTCGCAAACCCTCTCTCTCCAACCGTGAACTGCCGCCTGAGCATGTCAGTGGACGCTCGCGGGCCAGTCTCAGAAGCCGCACGCAGCCGGAAGAGCCTGTCGATCGGTGCAGGATCTACATCCCCGACCAGCGTATCAATATAACGATCAGTCCTTGTCGGAACAGCAGTCCGGATTTCGTTCTCGAGCCCCCGAATGCGGCTCTCTATCAGTTCCAACGACTGCGGGTCGCTGGCACGGCGACGCCGCA